CTCCAGCAGGTGGACAAGGCGGTGGCGGACAAGGTGGCACTAATATTAGCTTATCTCTAAGGCACGGTACAGCCAACACAGGTGGCGGTGCAGGTGCCTCTGGATTATCTGGAACTTTTGGTGGTACAGGCGGTTCTGGCGTTGTTCTTCTTCGCTATCAAGTATAATAACTGCTTAATCAATTTTTAAAGGAAATTAAATGTCTCATTTTGCAAAAGTCAGAGATGGCATCGTCACGCAAGTAATTGTAGCCGAGCCAGAATTCTTTGAAACATTCGTGGATACTAGTCCAGGAGAATGGATTCAAACATCATATAATACTCATGGCGGAGTTCACTCTAATAACGGTACACCATTGCGTAAGAACTACGCAGGTATTGGTTATAGCTATGATCGTACTCGTGATGCTTTCATTCCTCCTAAACCATATCCTTCTTGGCTGTTAAACGATCAAACCTGTTTATGGGATGCACCAGTTGCCCTTCCATCAGATGCAGGTACAGGTACACCTCCTAAAGTGTACAATTGGAATGAAGCAACAACTTCTTGGGTTGTTGTAGAAATTACCGCTTAATAAATAAGGATTACAAATGGCAGATATCAAATTAGTTATTCAAGAAGAAGTACCAGTTACTATTGTGGAAGAAGTTACTACTAGCACCGCTAAGACTCCTACTACATCTACTGGAAAACCTCTTCAAGATAAAATACCATCTAATTGGTCAATTATTCCAACACAAGATGGTCACATTACTGCATATAATAACGTGAGCAGAGAATCTTTTGCTGGATCTATTGCTGATTTTAATGCAGCATTGAGGGCTTAAATATGACGGTCTCTAGCTCATCGACACTAGTAAATGCTGCTAGAGGTCGTTTAATTAACGATTTGAAGGACAAATAATATGGCTATAATTAATGCTGCTCAAGCGGCAGTAAAGACTGTCGCTGATCCTAATGCTTCTTATGAGTCCTTGAAATCTTTATGGAATAAAAGCAGAGCAGTTTGTAGTGGAGAACGCTTTGTCAAGGACTTTGACGGAATAATTGATGTACAAAAATTTAGTAATTTACTAATTCCTTTTTCTCCTTCAATGACTCAGACTCAGTACAACTTTTATAAAGCTGAGGCTGAGTTACCAGGAATAACAGCACAATTTAGTAAATTACTTGTTGGTGGATTACTTAGAAAACAACCTACATTAACTTTACCAGATGATGTTCCAGCAGATGCAATGGATTGGATTATGAACCAATTTGCAAAAGATGGAGCACCACTATCTGCATTTTTAGATCAAGCTTTATTTGAAGAAATTCAAACAAGTCGCGCATGGGTATTAATTGATCATCCTAATATTCCCAATGCAGAAGATATGACTAAAGAAGAACTATCTAGATTTAAACCTTATCCAGTCTTATTCCAAGCAGAATCAATTATTAATTGGAGAGTTCAACAGGATAGATACGGTAGAAGTGTTCTTGATAGAGTTATTATAAGAGGACTTACCGATAGTTATAATGAAAACGAATTTCATCCAACAATGCGAGAGACAGTTTGGGTACACGAATTAGATGAGTCTGGTTATTATCAAGTTAGAGTTTATAAACGTGATGATAACTCAAGTGTTGTTCCAGTTATTGCTGGACAAGTTCAAAAAGATCCTTCTAGTTCTAAACCTAAATTTATTCTTGAAGAAACTATTACGAATATTCAGGCTAATAACAAGAGATTGACAATACTTCCTATATGGCCACTTAATGGTAATGTAGAAGCTGTAGAGCCAATGCTATCTCCTATTATCGATAAAGAAATTAACCTCTATAATAAGCTAAGTAGAAGAAATCACTTGCTATACGGTGCATCAACATATACTCCAATTATTATATCGGATATGCCTGATGATCAATTTGATAATATTGTATCTAGTGGTCTTGGTACTTGGATTAGACTTAGACAAGGTGATGATGCCAAAGTTCTAGAAACCCCAACAGCAGCTCTTCAAGATATGGATAGAGCTATTGCTGCAGCTATTGAAGAAATGGCTAAGATGGGTATTAGGATGTTATCACCTGAATCTGCACAATCTGGTGTTGCATTAGAAATAAGGAATGCAGCACAGACAGCACAACTTGGTACTTTGAATAATAAGATAAGTAATATTATGAGTCAAATCATAACATTTATGCTTAACTGGAAATATGATACTACTTATACACCTGCCGATATTGAATTCTCTTTATCTGCGGACTTCAACCCAACTCCACTTGGCGCAGACTGGTTACGTCTTGCTACTGAATGGTATCAACAAGGATTAATACCAAGATCTATTTGGTTACAAATCCTGAAACAAAATGATATAGTTCCTCCTGATTATAATGATGAGGATGGCAAAGCAGAAATATCTGAAGATGAAACAGTGACTAGTCCAAAATCTGGATCTCAAAATGAACTAGCAAGTTATGTTGATAAGGTTTCAACTGACATGGCTAAAGTTGATAATACTTAATTAGATAATTACTGAATTATGGAGAGAAGCGCAAGCTGGAAAAGGTTTACATACTACTAAAGGAATCTCCTAATTCTTTATAATCTGTCTATATACATTTCTTAAATTTATTACTAAGGAACTAAAATGGCAGACGAAGTCCAAAAAGAACAAAAGAGTAATTCATCTTTTGTCGATAAGGGAATTGATCTGATTAAATGGATCGACAGCCCATTTAAGCTGTTAGAGGTTATTATTTTAGCTACATTATTTTTTGTTGGCTATTTTGCATGGGATTCAAGACAAGTAATTCTACAAGCAATTACAAATCAAGATAGTTCTCAGTTAAAAGATCATGAGCAGTTAATTCCTATTATGAACTCTTTAATTAGAGATACAGGCGCTACTGTTGGAGTTGTAAATAAGGCTAATTTAGTAGTTAACTCCCGAACAACTATTTTAGCTATTGGTCCAAATGGACGAGAAAAAGAAGTTGAAGGAGTCGTGACTAGTTTATTTAATGCTAGTCCAGAAAGAAATAGAGCAATGGTTGCAATGCTTAATGGCGAAGTTTTGTGTGAAAAAATTGATCCTAGTAGTAAGATAGGTGAATGGAATACAAAACAAGGTGTTGAGTATATATGTAGAGGAAGTATTCCTCCTGATATAGGTCAGTTTGCTGGATATGTTAGTTTAGGTTTTAAGAAGGAAGTAGCGGATGAATACGCTATTAAAACCAGAATTAACTTAGCAGCATCTGAGATGGCAAAATGAAACAAGGGTTTATTGCTGTCGTTTTTATGGTTGTTTCAAATGTAATAGAAGCTAAATGCAATCATTGGGAATTAAGCACTATTGCCCATACTATACATGATCCAACAATTCGTAAGCAATTAACCCTTGAATGGTTAAAGCAAAATGGCTCCAAGTGTGATAAAGCTGAACTCACTTGGATTTATAATAACACTGCATCCTGGCTAGGTACTGCCGACAACGAGGTATTTAGAGGAATGCTGATTGATTTTTATACAAAGAAGGAAAAGTAATGGCCATTAACGCTAACACTAAAATTTATGATAAAGCTATTGACAGAGCAGCAATGATCCGTTTATATGAAAGACGAGTGAATGGAAAAGTCGAACTCGTAATAAACGGACATGCTGTTCGTGTTGATAAGTTAATTAAAGACGCTAACTTTTCAGTTGTTGGCTTTGAAATATTTCGTGAAGCTGTAGATAAAGAACTTGCGAGAACTTTTGTTGAAGCAGCTTCATTAACTAAAAGATCTCTTGTAGATCTTGCAGCAGACCAGATATCTTATGGATATCAAAACATTGAAGTAGCCATGAATAAGATCTGGCGTACTGAAAAACCAGTTAGAAAAATAGCTGAAGAAATTGTATTAGAAAAACCTTTGTATAATAATAAAACATTAGACCAAGGATGGGCTGGTATTAGTCTTGGTGAAAAGAAAAGACTAGAATCAGTAATCAGGAAAGGAATTGCAGACGGACAAACTGTAGATCAGATTGCTCTTGCAGTTCGTGAAAACAATGTACATACTATTACTAAGTTTCAATCTAAAGCTCTTGTTGTTACTTCTATCACAAGCGTTACGGCACAGAGTGATCATGCGGTTTACAAAGCCAACGAAAAGGCAATAGAGGGGTGGCAGTATGTAGCCGTCTTGGACTCTAGGACTACCCCCTTGTGTGCGCACAGGGACGGGAGTATCTACCCCATCAGCGACACCTCGCACTTGCCTCCTGCCCACTTTCATTGTCGTTCTACAACAGTTCCAGTTTTTAAATCTTGGGATGACATCTCAAAGCTTGAAGGTGTGGCTCAAGTAAGACGAAGAAACATAGAAAAACTTTCTAAAGACCAACTTGCCTTCTATGATGGTCAAACTCCAATGCGTGAAAGCTATAATGATTGGCTTTTAAGACAAGGCAAAGATGTTCAATTAAGACATTTAGGTGATTATCAAAAAGTAGATTTGTTTAGAACAGGCCAAGTTACTTTAGATAGATTTACAAATCCTGAAGGTAATTCAATTGGTATTAACGAATTAAGAGCCTTGACAGATTCTGGTTATACATTGCCTAATGACACTCAAAAGTTTGCAAATGCTAAAGCTAAGTTAGACGCAATGCAACTTGGTGCTTCCACTACAGATGATTTTATTAACAATCAGGCTTTAAGACAAACTTTATTTGATTACTATCAACTTCAAGCGGGTGAGTTGAATGGTACATTATCTTTGACAAATTATAGAGGCATGTTGCTTCAAACAAAGAGAAGTGCCAAGAATAGAGTTCTAGCAAGTCCTCCAAGAGAAGATCAATTAAAATTTAATCCAATAACTGGTAGATACGAAGATATTCGTTTGTATCAACCAAACCCTTCTGTCTTGGCTAATAATATCAGACTTGTAAATGAGAGTGATAAATTGTTAGATAGAGATAAAGAATTTATAATTAAGTTTGTAGATGATTTATCTGAAAGAATGAGTGTCAATGAGAGAGCTGTGATTACAGACAATCTTCGTATAATCTTTGGACGACAAAGACAAAATAAAGATATCTGGACTAACTTCAAAGCTGTTGCTCAAGCTCAAATTAAATTTGATATTATGAACGTTTCTGACGCAATTGAAACGCAAATTCGAAAAGATTCGGATGTTCTTAGAAAGTTATTGCAAGACAATTATCTTGACCCAGTTCTTGGACCAGTACAATTAACTGAATTGCATGATAATTTTGTAAAGAATATTATTGCAAGAAATAAGTGGGAAGATAAAACAGCTCCCAAAATTGCACTAGAACTTAGAACTGTTTTTGATTATAAAATTCCTACCTTAATTAGAAGCAGAGTGTCAGATAGAGAACTACAACAATTTTATTTGAGATTTGCAAATAGACTTAGTCTTGCGGACACTCCTGACAAAGACCAATTTGTTGTTTCTCTTGGTAGAGATCTTTATAATTTAGCTAATCTAAACGGTTCAAGAAATGAATGGTTTAAATTAGGTAATTCTATTTTAGAAGCTAAAAATGTCAATAAGTTCTTTGAGGTTGAAACATTTGGTGTTCAAAAACGAAGAATGAAAAGCAGATTAAGTGGTCAATATTTTGGACCATATTATGATACTATTGCCTATAATATTAGAGTTACAGATCCACGTATTCAAGAGTATGCTCAATTAACTCGTAAAGTTGACTTAGGTCTCAGAGTTAGTGTAACTGACGATAAAAACAGACTTGTCTTTAGGAAAGGTTATAAAACCTATTTTGTTGATAGAGGTATTTTAGGTTATGAAGATACAAGAATCCCTATTACGTCTACATCTAGTTTTGGTGATTTTCCAGTAGAGTTTTTAGATGATAATATGGTTGATGCGCTTAATTGGGCTGCATCTTCTAAATATAAAATAGATACTGACTTTTATGATTTTATAAATAAGTTATTATATTTTGAAGACGACCGTGGTAAAGCAAAATTTTATAATGATTTAAATGAGTATCGTAAGTATATTGCCTCTCGTGGAGATGCTTACGAACGGTTTAAAGCAATGGATTGGTTACGTAAGGATGATAGAGCATTTAGCAATCACCCTTTCTTAGATCATCGTGCTCGTATTTATGACAGAGGATTAATTAGTCCTCAATCTGGAGAAACGTTTAGACCATTCTTAAACACTGCAGAAGAGAAATCTTTAGGTGTTGATGGATTTGAAAACTTCCAAGACCAAATTGGTTCATTTCTTGGTGGACTAAATGATACGCTAGAGGGTAAATACAATTCTTTGTCAAACACTGGAAGGCAAAAAATTGCCGAAAAGTGGAGATCTGAACTTGTAAAAATTGGTAATGCAATGTTGAGAAAGAAACCTAATGATATTAGAGCTGTATTAGAATCTGATATCCTAAGTTTGGTTGATGGTGAAGACCAAGGAAAATTTTTAAGATTTGCCTTGGAAACTGCTAAGATTGACAATTATCTTGGTGGTAATTATGGGGCAAAATCTTTACAAAGATTAGCTGACTATAAGACTGCGCTTGCACTAGAACAAGATGCGTCATCTTCTGGTGCTCAGATTATTGCATTGACAACTCGTAATAAACAACTTGCTGAATTAAGTAATGTAGTTCCTACTAATCAAAAGAGAAGACTTTATGATGAGATTGCAAATGCTACTTATAATGATCCTAGATTTAGAGAGATTAACAAAAGATTTAATTTAACTGAAAAAGACTTAAGAAAAGCTGCAAAGGCTCAAAACATGGTTACCTTCTATGGTGCTGGTGGAAAGACAGGAGTTTTAAATGTTGAAGGAAAGCTTGCAAAAGTTTTAGATAAACAAGACAACACTCTAGTTGTTAAAGCTGCAGACAGAGATACTGTATTAAACGAAATATCAGCAAGAATTGCACGATATGAAAAATTTGATCCAGATACTGCAAATGAATTAAGAGTACTAAGAGAAGATGTAAAGAATATATTTAACAAGGGCTTAGACCCTGGTGATGATATACTAGAACAGTTGTACTTTTTAGATTCTAAAACAAAAGACTTAGTTGAAAAGATGACTAAATCGTATGATAAAATAGTTACACCTAACGACTTTAAAGAGATTGCTCAAATAATGAGCGAGCAATTAAAAGATCAAGTTCCCGTATTAAAAGACTTTACAAGGTATTTTGGAAGATTAGCAGAAGATTTTCTTGCTAATTCTAAACCATCAAATAGTAATTTTGATTGGAAGAGCATAGCTAAGATTACTCTACGTGGTAATAAAACTAAAGGCTACACACTCCCAGATTCAATTAGTAAAATACTTGGACTTAAAGCAGGAGAACCTGTTTCAGAAAAAGTGCTTAAACGATTTGGAGATTGGGTTCCTAATGGAACCCTTGATCAAATTATTAATGGC